GAGAGGAAACGGCTTCAGACTGATCTTTTTTATCTTTGCACAGAATATTTAGGGTACGCGGATCTAAATAAATCTTTACATGGCCCGATTTGTGACCGGCTTTTGTTTTGGGAAGACGTATTAATATTGCTCCCGCGGGGGCATTTAAAAAGCTCTTTGATAACGATAGGCAAAGTAATTCAGTTCGTTCTTATCAATCAGAACGTTCGGATCAAGATAGTCAATGCGTCTTATAACAAGGCAACTGAATTCCTTGCCGAGATCAAGCAGCATCTGCAGGACGAGAGGTTTGTTAATCTGTTCCCGGAGATTCTTTTTGAGAACCCGGCAGGCGAATCCGACTCGTGGAGTGTGAACAAGATCAACGTCAAACGCACATGTATAGTACCGGGGGCGACCATCGAGATCATGGGTATTATGACGGGCAACATCGGCAAGCACTGCGACATAATCGTTTTTGACGATCTGCATGATGACAAAAATACAAAGACCGCGGAGTTAATTGCGATAGTCAAGCAGCGGTACAGGCTTTACCTGTCAGTACTCGAACCCAGGGGCCTTCGTATCAATGTCGGGACGCGCTGGAAGAAAGAGGACCAATACGGTGATCTTATCAAAAGTGGTATCAAATGTATCAGACGAGAAGATATTGAAGATGGCAGGGTTATTTTTCCTGAAAAGTTCGATGAGGACATTCTCAAAGCGATCAAGGTAGAGCTGGGCAGCCATTTTTACTACCTGCAGTACAAAAACCGGGTGATGTCTGACGAAGACGTACATTTCAAGGCAGAATGGTTTCACTGGTTTTCCGGTATCAAGAGCTGGGTCAAGATATACATACTCTGCGATCCGGCTATTGCGACAGACGACCGGGCATGCGAAACAGTGATCCAGACCATCGGGCAGAGAGAAGACGGCACCCTTGACGTTATCAAAAGTCACGGGTTTAAAGGCCGGGTGCAGGAGATAGTTGATAATCTCTTTCTTGAGTACTTGAAATACAGCAACTCATTCGAGGTCTATGTTGGTGTGGAAAAGGCCGGGTACCAGCACGCTTTGCACCAGTGGATAGAAAAGGACCAGGTAACGTATGGTGTATTTTTTGAAGTCATAGAGTTGGAACCGAGGGGCCGCAACAAGGACTACCGGATTAAAAGGTTAAGCCCTCTGTTCGAGCGGGGGCAGATAGAATTAAACGAAGATGATTGCGACGAGTTATACGAGCAACTATCTGAATACGGAGGTACAACGAAAGTAGACCATGCTGATTGTCTTGGCTACTTGCTTGATGTGTTGATAGAAGGCTCAACATACGACGTTGTGAGGATGGGCGAACCGTCCGGTGACCCGTATTCGTTAGAAAATATCATAGAGTCGGAGACAGCACCGAGCTATCTCGACTACTAGGACGTAGAACGTCTAGGGAGGTTCAAAATGAGCTGGACATGTACGAAAGGACAGAACGGTGCGATAATCACTTATGACGCGGCGTACCTGAACACGAAACGATGGCTGGATGCCGTCGGTGAAACTGTTGTGAAATATAAACTGGAACCGGGGAAAGCGGGGGGTGTAGACAACGCTACGTTCGTACCCAACGCTCTTACTTCAACTGTTACGGGCACCAGCCCGGTAACGGTCTCCGAGCTGGTCGGGGAATCTTTGCTGCTTACGACCGGAGGTGCTGAATACAATGGTATCAACTTGCAGAGCAAGAACGTCGCTTTCAAATGCGAGGCCAATAAACCGATGTATTTCGGTATCAAATGCATTGCTGACCAGGCAACTTTGTCTGACCTGCTTTTCGGGATGTGCGTCCTGAAAACCGACTTGCTCAAGGTTTCGGCAGCGCACGGTATCCTGGCCACCAACGTGGAAGGGATCTTCTTCTTCAAGGCTACCGCGGCCACAGTCCTGACGTTCAAGACCTACAAAGACGGGTCTCAAACGAATACCGCCACTTACGGCACGGCGCACGGCGTTATAGCGGCTGTATATGAATTCTATTGGGACGGGTCGAAGCTTTACGGCTATATCGACAACAGCCTGGTAGGTGTGTTTTCTTCGGACCTGCCTGATACCGAGCTGACACCGAGCATAAACATCCGGGCCGGCAGCGGCGTTGCACGCACACTGATAGTGCACTGGATGAGGGCTTTCGAGATCAGATAAACCGGGAGGGATAAAATGAGTTTTACAATGGAAAAGAGTTTTAAGGGCGCGCAGGTAATCTATGACGTGTCGAAAAAACAACGGTGGATAGACGCTTTCGGTGAGACCGTGGTGAAACACGTCCTTTCCCCAGGCCAGTCATCACCCGTGGATGATACTACGGGCGACCCTACCGGGTATATCATGACACCCATAGAAGTTGGGGCCGGCAGTTCTGTCGTTGTTAATTCAGAATCAGTTGCAGAAGCCCTGTTGATTACGACAGCCGCTAATGAATATGACGGTGCCAACTTACAGGCCAAGAACGTCGCTTTCAAATGCGAAGCCGACAAACCCATGTATTTCGGCATTAAATGCCTGGCAAGCGAAGCGACTAATCTCGATCTGCTTGTGGGGTTGTTCATCAAAAAGACCGATCCGCTCAACGAATCAGGGTCGCACGCTGTAAATTCCGGTGCGGAAGGGATCTTCTTCTTCAAGGTAGACGGCGGGACTGTGTTGGCGTTCCAGGTTTACAAAGACGGGGGGTTGACTAACACCGCCAAGTATGCTGTGGCGATGGGCGTTATAGCGGCTGTATACGAGTTCTATTGGGACGGTACAGACCTTAAAGGGTATATCGACAACGTCCATGTCGCAACGTTTACAACGGGCATGCCCGACACCGAGCTGGTACCTACCGTCAACGTCCGGAACGGCGATGGCAACGTACGTACTTTAAAAGTGCATTGGATGAGAACGTTCGAGATCAGGGTATAAGATTAGGGTACAAAATCAGGGTATAAGGAAGGGCAATTATGCAGACTTTTGAGAATGATAACTTACTATCAACACGGTTTGGTGATCCGAAAGAATTAGCTGAGGAGCTTGAAGAGCAACTAAGCAAGGTACAAGCAACGCATGCAGTTATCGGTAGAATACCAACCAAGGGTGATATTATTCATGTCAATGGCTTGAAATACAAAGTTAAGGCATCGGATGCCATTGAGGGTACGTTCAAAGCGAGAATATTAAAACCTTAGCATGGGGGCTGTAGTGATGGATGTGGAAGTAGGATTTATTGAAACTGACCCGAGGGTAGAGGAGTTTTTGCTTGCGGAAGATGAAGAAAGCTACGAGGCTTCTTGGGAAGAGGAAGATGAAGGGTAGGTGATGCCTGGTGGCTAAGGGAACCCGTTGGGACCCTATAACACAAAGGTTTATGATAAACGGGGGGTAGGGTGGGTAAAGAAAAGATAAAAATGAATATCGGGGAAATGGAAGAGTCTTTGAAAGAAGTCCTGCATTTAAACGGTGAGTATCTGGGGGCCGAAGTGGGCGGGGCTGCCAATCCCCAGAGGGATATTAAAACTTTGTGCCATATCATGCAGAGCATGTGTGAATATATGACAAAACAGGACTGGAAGATAAAGGTCCTGAACCATGAGGTTGGTGAGCTGAAAAAATGTTATACGAATACTACTGCCCAGGGTGCGAAAGAAAAGGCGAACGAAACACCTTAATAGCGGAACGGCACAACCAGGTTTGCGAATGCGGTACACCTTTGAAGAAACTGATACACCGGGTTGCCGTACAAATCTTTAAGCCGTACATGGACGATATGATGGACGTTAAACCTGTGTATATAGAATCAGAGAAACAGAAAAAACAGGAACTTGAAAAGAGGGGGCTGCAACCTCGTGAATAACTATGAATCAGGCAATTATAATAAAGATACGATTATTATAACAGGCACACAGCCTGAAAAAGCAAAAGACATAAAAATGTGCCAGGACTATTTTCAGGAATCCAATAACGCGCTGAAAGACCGCCGTGATAAATGGAAAAATCACTATAGCTATTGGTGCAATACAAAGTTGAGCGAAAAACGCCCTTATTTTAAGTCTACTACGCGGGTAAACTACTGCTGGATTACGACACAGGTGAAAGTCCCTATTGTAATGGCTTCCAACCCGACAGTAGCCTTTGTCCCGTTCATCAAAGATCCCCCGCATGAAGAAAACGCCCGGAAGCTGTCTAAGATCGTCGGGCAATATTTGTATAACAAATTGAATCTGAGAAGAAAAATGATCGACGCGATACTTAATTCTCAGATATACGATGCCGGGTTCTGGAAAATCGGGTTCAATCCGAACATGCCGGCGGGGAAAGCAACGGGAGAGGTATTTGTTACTGCTATCGATCCGTTTAAGATATTCCCCGATCCGTTGGCTACAAGTTTTGATAATGCCCGGTATGTAGGCCATGTAGAGATTTATCCTGTCAGCACGATGCAGGGGCAATATCCTGAATTTAAAGACTATATCCATGCAGACCCTTCTATTTCTGAAATTATCTATGAAGACCGGAAGTGGCAGGACAGGCGGCCGCGGGTAACGGTGTTGTCTGATGAAACAAAAATCGGTATTGAACGGGCCTACAAAACCGAATGGTGGATTTCCTCAAAAGAATGTGACCCGGGCATCAAGGGGGAAGATGGGCAACCAAAATATTCCAATGGCCGTGTTATTACTCTGATTAATGACAAAATCATTGTAGACGACAGACCTTATCCATACAAGCACGGCAACCCGCCTTATGTAAAGTTCGAGAGCAACGTAGTACCGAACGAGTTCTGGTCAATGGGCGATATCGAACAAATTATACCTTTACAGGACACTCTTAATCATAGAGTACAGCAGTTGGAAGATATCGCAAACAAAACCGCCAACCTCGGATGGACAGTGCATCCGAAGGCAGGAAAAAAGGCCATAGATAATCTAAAGAAATTCGGCATGAAATGCGGGCTTTTAAAGATTATGCCGCCCGACATGATTAAGCCTGACGAAGTAATACAGGCGCCGCAGTATTTGTTCGAGGAAGTCAAGCAGCTCGTCATACTAATAGAGAGGGTTACCGGGATATCCGATGTAATGCAGGGCCGGGGCGACGTCCGGCAGCGCACAGCGCGGGGGATTGAACGGTTGTTTGAAGCCGGGTCTGCCCGTATCGGGCTGTCGATTAAGCTCTTTGAGGATTCGTTCAAAGACGCTGCGTACCAGATCGGGTCTCTCGTAAGACAATACTATACCGAAGACCGGGAGATAAATATTACCGGCGGCTCAGAAGTGCTGCAGGAAAGTTTTGTTATTAAACCGGAAAACCTGGAAGAAGAAATGGAAGTCAGCATTGATTCTGCCGCCGCGCTGCCTAAAGACAAACAGAGCCGGGCAGAGCTTGTGTTTACGCTGCTGAAAAACCACATCTTTGAAATCGCTATGGCAGACGACCCCAAGATGAAGATGATAGGGAAAATCGTGCTTGATGCGGTAGAGTTCCCCAACAGGGAGGCGATATTGAACTTTACGCCGGACCAGTTGACAAAGGCGTTTCCAAGCATGGGAAACCAGTTGAACATGCAATCCGGACAGCCTGGACAGCCTCAAGCTCAAATGCCGGAGTTCGCGGGCATGGGCATGCCTGTTTTAAATTCCGCTTTAGAAGAACTGGCGGCAGCAGCGCAGGTATCACCGGAAGAAATGGTCGAAATGATCCAATCCGGTGTGTCAAATATACAGGAAATAGCGAGACCAACGTCTTAGGACAAGGCTGTCCTCAGGACGTGTCAATATATCGGACCAACCAACGGTGTCCAAAGTAAGGAGTTGCAGATGGAGAATGATTTTAAGTTTAATCTACAGAACCATGCGGAAGATCCAGGAATTGTCCAACCAACAGGTGACATTTTTGAAATCGACGGCAAGCAGGTACCCTATTCTGAGCTTACACCACAGCAGGTCAGGGCTTTTTATGACACCCATAGGAACCAGGCCAATTTTTCACAGGCCAATACTCAAAGGTCGCAGGAACTGGCAGCCAAGCAGAAGGAGTTCGACGATTTGAAACAGAGTTATGAGAACGAGTTGCAGGATTACCGCACCATCCAGCAGTATTTAAACACACATGCGGACCTTGCGTCAATGGTGAATAATTATGTTCAGGTACACCCTGAGCAGTCAGGGGCTGGACAGTCATTGACTGGACAGCCGGGACAACCGGGACAACCAGGGATGATGCAGAATAACCGGCAGAACCTAATTGATCCGCAGTTGGTTGAAAGGCTGGAAAAAGTCGAAAAAATGGTTACGGATTCAACGGGCCGGCTGGAAGAAGGCGAGCGGACGAAATCCCGCTCCGACGCGCTGACACATCTGAGAGACACCTACAAGGACGGTTTCAAAGAAGAGTCTTTTAACGATTTTTTCATGAACAAAACGGGCGATCTTAGCCAGATGAAAGATTTGTATAATCTCGTACATCTTGCACAACTCGGTTCTCAACGCCTTGCGGAAACAACGAAGCAGGGGAGCGGTCTCGAATCAGGCGAAACTACCAGCGGAAAAATTGAGCCAAACATAGTTATTGATCCTAATTCCGGTGTCGATCCAATAGACCAGGTAACTGAGGCGTTTGCGAAGGAACAGGGCATTAAAGATTATTAATAGGAGAAAACAATGTCTTTACCTTTTACAACAATAGAAGCTTTTTGCCGCGACAAAATCCTGCCTGTATTGGTAGATAACATTTTCAAAAGCAACATCATCCACTACAGGTTTTACAGGAAAGCGGTGAAATGGCGGGGCGGGGAGTACCTGGAAGTGCCGATTGAGTACGCGGCAAACACTAATGCCGAAGCGTACACAGGGGCAACCGCTCTCACGGTCGATGAAGTTGAGATCGCAACCAAAGCGAGGCTCCCGGTAAGGCAGTACAATGTGGGGATCGCTATTACCGGAAAAGACCTCGAAGTGAACAAAGGCGACTCCCAGGTTATCGACCTCGCGAAATCGCGGATGAAGAATGCCAAGAAGTCTATTCAAGACCTTCAGGGGACGGACTTTTTCGCTACCCAGACAGGGGTGAAACTTGACGGTGTCGGAGGGATTTACGCGGCTGCCGCAGGGACGCCTTATGCCGGTATCAACCCGACTGATTTTGCCGGCTGGATATGCAACGGCGGGAACGCGGTCAAAGCCGCCGGGGGCGAGCTTACGCTTGCTGAACTTGACACGGAATGGAACTTGTGCAAGGTAGATACCGATAAACCGACCCTTCTGGTGATGGCTGATGCTGTCTGGTCCAGTTTTGAGGAAAACCTTGTCCAGAAGAACATCCGGTACGAGGACAAGAAACTTGCCAACGTCGGGTTTGAAAACATTACCTTTCATGGTTCGCCGGCGGTAACCGATTCGCATGTTGGGGCACAGACGATGTATCTCTTCAACGAGAACTATCTGAAGATGTACGTCATGCCCGGTATGGACTTTAAGTTCATCGGGTTCCAGTACCCGACCAACCAGGATTTGAGGATAGCGCACATTCGCTGGTACGGAAATCTGATCTGCACCAACGTCGCAAGACAGGGGAAGATAACCGGTATCACCAGCGTAGCATCAACATAAAAATAACCAGGGGGGAGCAATCCCCCCTTGGGATATTGATAGGAGTGATACTCCTGGGAGTGATACTCCATATGACATTTTTGGAAATCCAGGATGCAGTTTTCCAGCTCATGCGTGATCCCAACAAGACGAAGTATACCCTGGCGTTCATCAAGCAGTGGACCAATGCGGGCGAAAAACTGTTTAATACACTGACGGACAATTACTACGAGATAGACACCTCTACCAGTACGACCGTAGATGTAACCGAGTACAGTTTACCGAGCGATTACGGGAGCGATATAGCTGTTTACTATGATGGTGACGAGCTGGACGAGATCGACCCGGCCGAGGGGCAGGACACCGGGCTTGAGAACATGACGCCGCGGTATTATTATATCAAAAACGACAAGGTTGTATTGGTAGGCAGCGTATTGGCCGACAAGGAATTGAAGTTCATCTATTACGGGATCGGCGGTGTTATGAGCGCAGACGCTGACACTCCGAAAATCGCTGTACAGTACCACATGGCTCTAGTGTATTTTGCGTGCCTGCACTGCTCCATCGAAGGCGACGATGCGAGGGAAGCCCGGTTTGATAATCGTTTTTCTCGTATGGTTGATGTCGCAACTGGAAAGGTTACAGACGAACGGTACGGGAACAGGTGGCCCGTGATAGGTGAGTCGTCTACGGAATCACCGTGTCGTACTGATAGAGATTTGTATAGAGGCTAAGAATTTAATGATTCGTAACCCTCAGCTGATAGTGAACTATGATTTTTCCGGGGGGATAAATATCAGTAAACCTCCCCATCTTATCC